TTAAAATATTTGAAAAATAATAACGTATAAATAATTGTGATTAAAATAATAATTGTGATTAAAATAAGGAAAGAAATTTTGTTGAAAACGAAATTTATTTAGTTTTTGTTGTTGTTTATTAGTTTATTTTGTATTATTTTATGTATTTATTCTGGAGACTGATGGTATCGTAGACCAATTCAGCGCTGTCAAAAGTTTCGATGATATAATCTTGTTTTGGACCTAATTTTGAATCCTTAATAATATTGTGTGCATATTTCCAAAGAACATATAATTCATCTGATGTTATATTTATGCCATTATGGTTGTAATATGTTCTTGCATATTCCAGTCCTATATTAAGTGAATTCTGATCCCTAACTACATTTAAACATTCGGCTAAATTCAACTTCGCTTCATCGAACTTTTCATCACAGGCGTGTATATTTGATATTATTCTACTTATCCTTCTCAACAAATCCGGAAAGAAACCCGTAGGTATGACGAAATTACAAATGAATTCGCCAACAGGTGTTTCATCTATTTTGAGATTGAATCCGAATAATTTGGCCAAGTCTTTACCTCCAACACTCTCAAGCTTGGACAAAGTGCCGGCATCCCAACATTTGACTTTTGACCAACCCCTGGCTAATATATATGTATCATCTCCTTTGAAAGCTGCAAATTTTAAATCCTTGAAATTGAAACAAGCCCCATTTGCGCCCATAGTTAGTTTTGAATTACCATGTATTGTATCAGAAGAACCAGAATGTTGCATCAAATCATTATATATTGTAAAATTTTCACCATCTTTCTTATTGGATTGTCGCCAATGCATGTAAGTATCAAAATATCTTTCGACTACAACTGGATCAACACCCATACCTATGTAGTCTGCGCACTTCCATAGTAATACAATAAGTGAATGTGATGTATCATGTTCGCTAAAATCAGTGCATAAGTGCTTGTAACCCCCTGCATTGATGTATGAGCCTATGCTTTTAGCAAACCTTTGTCCTATATTCATATCGGATTCGTTGGTTGCATATATTGCTGTGAATCCTTTGGTTTCTGGTGTTGCCATCACTTTGTTCAATTCTTGATTTATAAATCTTGTGTATGCTGCGAAATAAAGCGTTAGATGTTTATTCCATGACGTAACACCTTGACCCGCTTTATATGTAC